GTAAGGTCTGTACTACGGCGAACCTGTACTAGCGTACCAGTAGCAGGGGCAGAGGTTAGTTGTACAGTAGAGCTAGAAGGAAAAGTTAGACCTGTCTCAGCCACACCGTTAACTGTTACACTGATTTCAGCAGTGTCCTGATATGTAAAGGGGATTGAGAACTGCGTAGTCGCATTATCCCCTGTATAGTTTTGATATGATAAAGCCATTTGTTTTCCTTTAATCAACTAGACTTGCAGAAGCATTTAGTATTTGTCTTGCTCCATATAATGAAGAGTAAGGGAGTAGCCGGAGTAAGCTACGCATCTCTGTTTCAGTTAGATCATTGCCACCTACAGCCTGTCCCAAATCTTTAATACCTGAGGCCAAGCCTATTAACATACTAGCTCCTGCTGGTGTTACAGATTTAGTTGATCCATCCATAGCTCCTGTTGTAACTTGATAAATATAGTGAGCAATAGAAGCCGCACCAATTTGACCGATAGCTCCAAAAGCTACGTTACCAAGTTTCATACGTTCTTTCATGTACTCTTCTCTATCGCTACGGCCTAATGAATTAATATGAGAACGTGAGATATACATAAGAGTACCTAAGGCAGCAGCAGATGTCAAAATTTTGGCAACATCTACAGCATCCCCATTAGCTGCACGTACAGCCAAGCGTCCTGCTTGCTGTTCCATAGAAGCTAACGGAAAAGACAGGAACTGAAATAAGCTCTTACCTACTTCACTACGTAGCCAGTAACTAACAGAGCCATTATTAACTTCCTGTACTGATTGAGTAGCTTCACGCCTTGCAGCACGTAAGAATACATTCTTTGCTGCCTGACCTGCTTCTGTCTTATCCCATGCGTTAAGGTTAAGATTGTCTAGAGTATCACCATCTGTAAATTCAGAATGTTTTCTAATCTGTTTGTTGATCTCTAAAGCTATCTCATCACTAATGCCCATCTGCTCACGCTTGATGGCTGAGAAAGCTATTTCATTACGTTTAGCTTTTAGTGCTACTTCTGTCGCAAAGTTATAGATAGATATTCTTCTTAAGATATCTGTAACACCCTGAAGACCTGAAGCAATAGACACAAAGATACGTGCCTTACCTAAAGCCTCATCAAGTTTTGTTACTTCACCAGAGCCAAGAAAGTCTTCACCCTCTGCTATACCACCCTCTAATCTGTTACGCTGAGATGTTACCTTAGTTAAGATACCATCACCACCTGTACCAGTAGCAATCATCATTTCATGTGCTACCTTATTTTTTAGCTGGCCTGTGCTAGCATCAATAATAAGGTTCTTAAACTGTGGAGCAGTCTTTAACAGAGTTTCAAAAGAAGTCTCAAACATTACGTTAGAAAGTTCCATGATAGCAGACATACCTGCCATTCCCATATTTGCCACAAAGCTATATTCACGCACACGTGCGAGATTTCGCTGTGTCAAAGGAGACAAATTACTATCGTAGGCTATACGTCCTGTAACACTCTTATAAAGAAAGTCTAATTGCTTACGAGCTTCGTCAGCCTCAGGTGTACCTGTTGGTAATCTACTTAGTAGGGTTTCAAAATTAGAGCCAATAGTATTAGTATTGATACCGTTCTGAGCTAACCCTGTAGCACCTGCTACCTGAAATAAGTAACTCTCATAGAGGCTACGTGCATTACGTTCAAGTAGGTCAGACATGCGTAAAGTAAATACTCTACCATCTGCACCTGTTACTGGTAGTTCAAAGTTTTCATCAAGACGCATACGATGCTTAGTACGTGGATGACCCTTGATAGGAAGATTTTTAGATAGAACATCAATCATAATCTCAATGTCTACTTCTTCTACACCTGCTGCTTTGAGGGCTGCAACTGTATCATCCATATCAGCCATGCCATCACCAAGCTTACGAAACTCGTTACTAGAAGGAGCAAAGAAGCCTTTAGCATAACCACGTGACATAGCTCTAATGAAGTTATTGACAACACCAGCGTCTACATTCTTTCTACCTGCTGCTGTCAAAGACTTTGTTACATCTCTAACAATAGTCTTCTGTTCGCTTCTGATAGCACCTTCTACTAGATCAACAAAGGCTGGGTTTAGATCACCATCAATGTCGGGTAGTAAGGCTGGCTGGTCTTTTGTACCCTGTCTATACTGAGCTACATTAGTTCTATTAGCCTTACGAGGTAAATAGTTTTTAATGTTACCCATCATCTCAGGAATCCAACCAGCAGCATTAGCATCAATAGCCATTTGAGCTACTTTATCCATACCCTCAGAGTAAATCTGAGCAATGCGCTTTATTTCTGGTAGAGCATTGGGATCAGGCTTACGCATATAATCCCCTACTAATTCCTCTACCTGACTTGTTCTAAGATTTAAAGACTTTGTTAGATTTTTATAGAGATTTGTTAGTTCTATGGCATTAGGTAGAAGTGTAGTTGTGACAATTGTATCACGTGTCTCAAGAGCATTACCCCCTACTACTTCCTTACCACCCTTAGTGCCTAAGCTGTCTAAGGCTAAACCCCTGCCAAGCCAACGAGTAAGCCCATCCTCAGAATTAAGAAGAGGAGCTAAAGAAGCAACTAGTCCTCTAGGCTTTACCAAAGCACGTAAGCCTCGTTGCTTAGGTGTAGCTTCAATCTCTTCTGCTGTCATCTCAGTGATATCTTTTCTAGATACCCCTGCTGTGGTGCTTTCTCCTACCTGAGCAACTTCATCAGCACCTGTACCAAAATCATCATTACGATTAGCCAGTGCTATAAAGTGTTCAGATAGTTGTTCATCTGTAGCAGCTTTAAGGATTGCCTCATCTTGTGCAGAAAGTTCTTCACCATTAGCCTTACGTTGTGAGGCTGCAAGTATCTGCCTTCTCTTAGATGAGTAAGCAGCATACTTACTAACACCTGCATTAACAGAGCCACCAATAGCAGCAGCCAGCATAATGTCACCACCTGTTACTTGATGAACAGTTTGTGATCGGAGTAACTCAAGACCTGCTTGTTCTGTTACACCTATGCCAGCAGAAGCCAGTAACCACTTTCTATTAGTATTTAGTTTGCTTAAAAACTTATATCCCTTAACTGCGCCAAATGTAACAGGAGCAGTAACAGGAGCAAACTGAGGCTGAAGAGAAGCTACAGTAGCGGCTGTTCCTAAGGCTACGGCAGTGTCAGCAGGGTCTAGTATATAACCTGCCATCGTACCAGCAAAGTAAGAACCACTGCCCTCTGCTGCTTTCTTACGAGCATCTTCCACTATTTTTATTTCGTGGGCTACTTTACGAGCAGCAGAGGTTCCTTTGTTTATACCAGCATCTATGATTTTTTTAACAAGCTCTTTATCAAAGACACCAGTTGTTATTTCTTTTGCTACATCAGTAGTAAAAGGAGTATCTTCATCAGGAAAAGAACTGAGTAGCCTAGCTGTAGATATTGTAGTACCCTCAGAAAGCTGTTGATTTACAAAACCACTCAGAAATCCTGTTGATTCTTCTTTAGCTTTCTTGGCTGCCTTTTCCATTTCAAGGTTAGTAAACCTACCACCTGTAGGGGCGGGGGACATGCCCCCAAACCCCATCTCTTCTAGAGTATTCTCAAAGGTATTTTCAGCCATAAGCTTTCCTTTTATTCAAAGATATTTTCATACATACTAGTAAACAAGTTCTTAGTTTTCTTAACAAGTTTATCAGTATACACACCTGCTTTTAGTTGAAGCATAGAAGGTAGTGATTCCGTAGGAATGTCGGACGCACCTTGCAGTCTCCTAATACCTACGGCTTTGTCTTTCATGTTGTAAGATGACATGGTTACTTTATCACCAGTATTACCACCGATAAAGAATACCTCATCACCCTCTACTTTTACTACGATACCTACATGACCAAAGCCTAGCTTATACTTCTTACGCTCTTCTTTGGTATGTTGTTTAATCATAATATCCCCAGCCTTGGCTTGTGTATTCTCAACCTTTGTACCTACATTGGTATAAGCCTTGGCACGTATTTGATCAAACTTATCTTTACCAAATAAAGCTTTTGTATCAATGCCAGAGTCACGTAAGACCTGTGTTAAGAACGCAGCACACCATGCTTGATTAGTAGCAAACTCTTCTACTGTTTGATTGTTAGGATTCCAATCACCCACTGCTGTTTCAAAGAAACCTTTAACAGCCTTAGCACCCTCTTCTGTGTTCTCATCAATACCGTAGTATTTATAAGCTGCATCAGCAGGGTTCTTAGCCATGGCTATATCAGCTACAGCAGAAGCAGTAGGAATATCCCCTACCTTTAACTGTTCCTTAGAAGGGATAACATCAGTATCGGCATGTGCTTTAGGTATGACAGCCTCAAAGACAGATGTAGCAGCATCGCCAATACTGGCTCCTACTTCTTCAGCTACTTTCATAGCTCTATCTTTTGTCTGTGTAGCCCACTTAGTAGCACTAACAGTACCATCTTCTGCTACATTGTAAAGCATGTTAAACTTAGCTTTAGCTAGAGCAGTGGCCTGTTCTACAGAACCTTCAGCATACTGTGCAGCTTCTTTAATTGACTCCATAAACTTAGGCCACTTCTTAGTGACGTTAAATCTACCTAGCTGATAGCCCATCTGAATTACACCAGACTTAGTTGAGTCAGGTAAGTTTTCAAATCCATCTACTTCACTAGTAAAGAAGTTATTAATCTTAGATACTTTCAAAGCTACAACAGCTTTTGATTCGTCTGGTTGTACATTGTTAATATCTTTAATTAATGCACGTTCATCAGGCTCAAGAGATTCTACCTGTAAGCCGTGACCTACTGACTTCTTACCCATATCTTCATACTGAGTATACGAGAAACCCTCATCCTTCATAATAGTAGCTGTAGCATTAGCTTCAGTTACAGGATTAA